TAAAGATTTAGCAGATTTTATAGTTAAAAACTTAGATTATGATCAATGTATACTTGAGTTTTGGAATGAAAATGAGCCTAATTCTGGATGGGTACATTGCAGTTTTAATAGTTCAGGAAACAGAGGACAGTTCTTGAAAGCTGAGAAAGTTAATGGTAAAGTTATCTATTCAACAATGAATTAACATGCCAATAGGAAGAGCACAAATAGCTAAAGAAGTAGAAGGAAAGCTCAGAGGAGCTAGACCATCAAGAGCTATGTTAAAATCAAAAAGAAAAAAGAAGAAATAATGGCTAAACTTTGCCCAAGAGGAAAAGCTGCTGCAAAAGCAAAATTTAAAGTGTACCCGAGCGCGTACGCGAACATGTATGCTAGTGCAGTATGTTCTGGAAAAATTGTACCAAGTGGTAAGAAGAAAAAAATGATGAAGGGTGGAAACGTTTCACAGGAAAGAAAGAAAGTTTCAAATTACGAACAAGGTGGTGTCGCAAAAGGTTGCGGAGCCGTGATGGAAGATCGAAGAAAAGTAACTAAGAAAAATTAATATGGGTTTACGTAAATGGGTACAAGAAAATTGGGTAGATATTGCAAATCGTAAATCTGATGGATCTTATCCTAAATGTGGCAGAAGTGGTGGAGAGAAGAGAAAAAATTATCCAAAATGTGTACCTATTGCAAAAGCTAGAGCCATGAGCCGAGGTCAAAAAGCTAGTGCTGTAAAGCGAAAACAGCAAGCAGGTAACACCGGACCACGGCCAAGTAATGTCAAGACAATCCTTAAAAAATCCAGTCGCTAAAAAGCTCGGTTCTAGACTATTTTACCCCAGAGTGGTAAAATCTAAAAAATTATACAATCGTAAAGTAAGAGATAAAAATGCCTGATAAAAAAACAAATCAAGAAAAGTCAGCGATGGATGTTATTAAGGAAAATACCACAAAAGACGCTGCTAAGATATTCACTGATGAAAAGATTAAGAACAGAAATGAAAAGAATTTTAAAAAAACTGGGCAATATTTCTTTAAACTAAGAGGTGGTGGTATTGCGATTAAAGGAACAAAATTTAGAGGGGTATTTTAATGGCTACATCAGGAACAACTAGTTTCAATCTATCCATAGAAGAAATGATCGAAGAGGCTTATCAACGATGTGGTCTTGCTGTTAATTCTGGTTATGATTTAAAAAGAGCAAGAGTTCTTTGTAATTTAATATTTTCAGAATGGGGCAATAGAGGAGTTCATCTTTGGAAAGTTGAATTAAAAGTGCAAGCTTTGAGCACTGGAGTTGCTACTTATAGTGTCGTTTCTTCAGTTAGTGATGTTTTAGAAGCTTATATTTCATCAACTTCAGGAACAACAACGAGTACTCAAGATGTGTCTTTGTCAAAGATTGATAGATCAACTTACGCATCATTGCCTAATAAAGGTCAATCTGGAACACCTTCTCAATATTATGTAGATAGACAATTAACGCCTACAATTACCTTATATCAAGCACCTGATTTAAATACTTATACACATTTGAAATATTACGCTCTTGAAAGAATAGAAGATGCCGGAACTTATACTAATAATCCTGATATACCTTTTAGATTTTTACCATGTTTAGTATCTGGTCTTGCTTTTTATATATCACAATCAAAAGCACCACAAAGAACCGAACAATTAAAAATGTATTACGAGGATGAATTACAGAGAGCCTTAGTCGAGGATTCTCAAAGCGCATCTGTATTTATTTCTCCTGCAAACTATTATCCATCGGGGTCATTCTAATGGGTAGATTCGCATCAGGTAAAAGATCAATGATGAAATCTGACCGATCAGGTCAGTCTTTTCCGTATCAAGAAATGATTAGAGAATGGCAAGGATCAATGGTGCATATTTCAGAATATGAACCTAAACATCCACAATTAGATCCAAAAGTTTACGGAGCTGATCCTGAAGCATTATTAAATAGTAGAAACCAAGATTTTCAAACACCTAAATTGGGAAGAGGCGCAGAACCTACAACAGTTGTGCCACCGAATACTGGTTTATTCGCAGATTCTGGTGGAGCTGGAATGGCTACAGCATTATTAGATTTACCAGGTGATTTTGCATTTTTAACAAGAGGAATGATTCCATTAAACCCTGATCAACAAGCTAATGGCAGAATAGCTTTAATAGCCGTTGGTTCAATAACTGTGAGTATAACATAATGTCTATAACTTACGCAAATTTTGTAACTCAAGTAAGAGATTATACCGAAGTGGATAGTAATGTTTTAACAGCAACTATTATTGATGGGTTTATCAGAAATACCGAATTAGATGTAGCTGGAAAAGTTGATTATGATGATTTAAGAAAATATGCCGATTCAACATTTACTGCTAATAATAAATATTTAGATATACCTGCAGATTTATTAGTTCCTAGAGCTTTGTTCGTAGCTACGACTGGAACATTAGCATCTGGTACAGTTGAATATATGGAAAAAAGAGATCAAACTTTTATGAGAGAGTTTAATTCATCAAATGCTAAAGGAGTACCTAAATTTTACGGTAATTGGGATGATTTTACTTTAATTGTAGCTCCAACGCCCGATCAAGCTTATCCTGTGCAATTAGAATATATAAAAGAACCACCACATTTTAACGCGGTAACGAATACGTATTTGTCAACCTATGCAGAAAATCTATTATTATACGGTGTATTATCAGAGGCGTTTTCTTTTTTAAAAGGACCTATGGATATGTACAATTTATACAAAGGGAAGTATGATATAGAAGTTCAAAACTTTGCTCTTCAACAAATGGGTAGAAGACGAAGAGGTGAATACGACGATGGAGTGCCGAGAATAAAAATTGATTCTCCATCACCATAATTTAAGGAGATAAAAATGGCTATAACAACAAACGCAATTTGTAATTCGTTTAAAGGACAAATTATACAAGGTCAGCATAATTTCACATTGACGACAGGAAACAAATTTAAGTTAGCAATGTATACGACAGCTGCAACTTTAGGTGCATCAACAACATCTTTTACAACTGTAGGTCAGGTATCATCTTCAGGATATACATCAGGTGGTAAAGCACTTGTTAATTCTGGTGTTAAAGTATCTGGTGCTGTTGCAATCACAAACTTCAGTAACGTTTCTTTTACTGGTGTAACATTGTCTGCACGAGGTGCATTAATTTATAACACATCAGCTACAAATAAAGCTGTATGTGTATTAGACTTTGGTGGAACTAAAACAGCAACTGCTGGAACTTTTACAGTTCAGTTCCCAGCATTTACAACAAGCGCAGCAATTATTAGAATTGGTAACGCGTAAATTTTAAGGAGGGCCAAGTGGCAGATATTATATTTTACATATCACCACTTGGTGCTCATACCATGTTAGGAAAATAACATGGCTGACGAAACAGTAATCATATCATCACCTGGTTTAGTCACTTGGGGCAGTGGTACCTTTGGTGATGGTTCTTATGGTGGTCAAGAATTATCCTTAGGTTTGTTACAAGGTACAACTACAACTTCAATTGATGTTGAAGTAAGTGTTACAGGAACTCAATTAGCATTTGCAATTAATTCTGTAACTATAGATATTGGGGTTGAACCTTTAGTCACAGGTTCACAAATTAATTTAACTATTGATTCTGTTATTGCTTCAATTCCAGAAACAGTAACTGTTTCTGGTTCTCAAATTAATTTAACAGTTGGAAATGAAACGGTTGATATTCAACCTGATGCAGGTTGGGGTGTTGCTGGTTGGGGTGTAGTTCCTTGGGGTGAAGAACCAGATGTTATTGCAACAGTTACAGGAACAGCTTTAGCTGCTTTTGTTCATCCTGTTGACACAAATGCAGATGGTAATGAATCTGTAAACGTAGATGAAGATGATGATATTGTTATATATTTAAATAGCGTCACTTCAACTGCTGATGCTAATGTAGATGTCACTGGATCTCAAGTAAATTTAGTAACGGGATCTTTAACCATAAGTGCAAATGCAAGTGTTGACGTAACAGGTTCACAAATTAATTTAACAGCAGGTTCTGCTACAGCAGCAGCTGGAGCTTCTGTTGATGTAACAGGTACACAAATAAATATAATAACTGGTGAGGTAATTGAAGTTATTACAGTAGATGTATTTCCTATAGGATCTCGAATCAATATAACAGAAGGATTAGCCGGGGCTGTTATAACTGGAGATGCAAATGTATCTGTTACAGGATCTCAGATAAATTTAACCGTAAACCAAGTAGGAGTTTCCGCTGATGGTAATATAAGTGTTGTTGTTGATGAAAATCAAATAAATATTGCAATTGGAAATGAAACTACATCATCCGATGCTAATGTAACACTTACCGGTTCTCGAATTAACTTAAGTACAGGCCAAGTAGATATTGCATTTGGTTACGACGTTACCGGATCTAGAATAAATACCCTTATAAATTCAGTAACTGTTACTGGTAATGCTAATGTAGATGTTACTGGTATTCGCTTGAATACTTCAATAGGATCTGCTAATGTAACGGCTTGGGCAGAAGTACAAACAGGGGCTAATAATATTTGGACTCCGGTTGACTTAGCTGCTTAAATATATTATTTTAATTAAATAGGAGCATAAATGGCATCAAGTTACTCTACAGACCTCAAGATAGAATTAATGGTCACTGGCGAAAATGCTGGTACCTGGGGTGAAAAAACTAATGACAATTTAAACGTAATTCAACAAGCTATTGCTGGATACGGAGAACAAAGTATAGCGGGTAGTGCTCAAACTACAGCTTTAACAATTGCAAATTCACCAACATTATCTGTTGCAAGAAATATCGTAATAAAATTAACAGGAACAATTACAGGAAATCAAATCGTAACAGTTCCATCAGGAATTGAAAAAACTTGGATTGTATCAAATGGTACAACAGGTGCATTTACAGTAGAATTTAAAACAGTTAGCGGAACAGGTGCTACTTGGTCTACAACTGATAAAGGAATTAAAATATTATATTCTGATGGAACAAACATTAACTCAACAGACTTAAGCACATTATCTGGAACAGTTGCTTCTGCACAAATTGCAAACCTAGCAGTAACATCTGCTAAACTTGCGTCATTTGCAGTAACTGAAGCAAGACTTGCATCATTTGCAGTTACAACTTCAAGACTTGCAACAAATGCTGTTACAGCTATTAAAATTGCACAATCTACAATTACACAATCAAAACTAGCAACAGGTTCTGTTGGAGCAGATCAATTAATTGCAACAGCAGTTACTCCAGGAACCTATACAGCAGCTACAGTTACAGTTGATGCTGATGGTCGTATTACTGGCGCATCATCTGGATCAGCAGGTGCTGGTGGATTTGTACCAACTCTTTTACAAGCAGGTCCTGCATCTGGAACATATACAGCCGCACCAACCGCAAATAGATTAGCGATATATATGTATGCCGGAGGAGGAGGAGGAGCTGGAAGTGGTAATGCCGATAATGCTACAGGTGGTTCTGGTGGTCCTGGTGGATATGGATTTTATAATAAACCAATTACACAACCATTTGCTCAACCTTATTCAGTAGCTGGTCCTGGACCAAGAAGAGGAAGTGGTGGAAATACTACAATTGCAAACGTTGGAACAGTAAATGGTGGTGGTGGTGGAAATTATGCACCTGGTACTGCTAATGGAAATGTAGGAACAACAGGAACTGCCCCTGGAGCAACTTTAGGTATGTATAGTCCAAGTTCTTTTTTCTTGGCATCTTTTCCAGGTACCGGTGGGGCAGGAGTTGCTGCGCCTAACCCGTCAGCGGGAGTAGGTGGAGTAGGTTATTTATTAGTTTTAGAAAATACAGGAACATAAAATGCCATATTTTATTTTTAATAAAAATCAAGAAAATATTATTGGATCAATTTACAAAATTTGTGAAAATGAAAATGATTTAAATAATTTAAATATTATTAAATCGGACTATAAAATAATAGAGGATTCACAAGAAAATTTTAATGCTGTTAAATATGGTACAAAATTCCCTGAAAAATTTAATTCTAATAATATTACTTATTCAAATCATTCACCTTCTTTTACTAAAGAAAATTTAACTATTTATGTAAATTCTTTAAAAGAACAAATATTACAATTTATTAATAACAATCCTAATCATTCATTATATAATCTTTGGAATAATTATTTTAATCAATTAAATTCATTAAATTTAAATAGTATTGAATATCCTTTAAATAAATCATTAGAACAGTATTTTTATGATTTAGGACAACCCTCATATAATATTTTACAACTACCTTAAAAAATGATACGAAAGTATCATGTTTGATAAAGAAATAGAATTTAGTGCTCACGAAGATTATTTTGCATTAAAAGAAGATTATCCAATACCTGCAAAATTAAACATACCAGAATGGTATAAAAATTTAGAACATACTATAATAAATAGAACAGTTAAAGGATGCATGCCTTTTTTAGATTCTTTAACAGCTGGGTACATATTAAAAATGCCTCAAGATTTTTATATTAGACACAACGTAGATAGTAAAAATGAAAAAGGAGAAAACTTTAAAGACTGTTTCCAAAATTTTGGATTACAAACTTGGAGAGAAAGAATTAGCGCAAAATTATTAAATTTAAATGCAGGAGTTGATGTACATCCAACCGTACAAGTAATGAATTCACCTTTTGTTGAAAAAAATAAAAATTTACCATTACATAAAATCTTAAACCCATGGAAAATAAAAACACCAAAAGGATATTCTTGTTTATTTGTTCCACCAATGAATACTTCTGATGATAGATTTTCTATTATCCCTGGAATAGTTGATACAGACACCTTCCCTAATGAAATTAATTTTCCATTTGTGGTTAACGGTGATAAATATCCTATTTTAGAAACATTAATTAAAAAAGGAACCCCTTATGCTCAAATAATTCCTTTTAAGAGAGATTCTTGGAAAATGAACCTTAAACCTAGAAAAAAAGAAGAAATAGTAAATTCAATGGTTTTTTTTGCATTAACTATTATAAATTCTTACAAAGAAAAATATTGGAGTAAAAAATCATGGAAATAAAAAATTTTATAAAAATATACGATGAGGTTTTACCTTGGAATGTTTTATCAAATTTAATTAAATTTGCTAATGTTGCGAAATTTAAAGATGCTGAAATTGGTGGCGAAAAAGAATATGTAAAAAATTTTAATGTTAGAAGAACTTATACTTGCCCACTATCTAATATGAGCAACTATATTTCTGATGTTCATTGGTTTAATTTATTACATTTTTATTTTAATAAAAATTTAAATAAATATAAATTTGATTTAAATATATTAGATTATAGTTATAAAAATATTTTTGATATTGAAATTTTAAAATATGAAAACACTGGATTTTATACATGGCACGTAGATCATTTTGCAGAAATTCCAAGAACAATGAGTTGTATATTGCTTTTAAATAATGATTATGAAGGTGGAAATTTATGGTTTAGGAATCCAGATGGATCAGGAGAATGGGAAGTAGATGTTAAACCAAACAGAATGATTATTTGGCCTAGTAATTTTTTGTATCCGCATACAGTTAAACCAGTGACGAAAGGAAAAAGGTATTCAGTTGTAGCATGGGCACTATAAAAGATTTTAAATATAAATTAATTAAAAATTTTTTAACAAAAGAAGAGGTTAAATTATTAACTGATTATTGTAGGATTAAACACAGAATAAATTTTGATTCTTTTGATTCTCAACAAAATGATAATGGAGATACTTTTTTTTATGGAGACTCATTAATGGAATCTTTAATGGTTAATAAATTAGAATTAATGCAAAAAGAAACAGGACTTGAATTACTACCAACCTATGCATTTTGGAGAATGTACACAGTAAATGCCGATTTAAAAAAACACACCGATAGGGAATCTTGCGAAATTAGTGTAACGGTTATGATAGGGTCTGATAAAACACCTTGGCCAATATATATGAATGGAGCAGAAATTAATATGGAACCAGGCGATGCCGCAATATATTTAGGTTGTGAAATAGAACATTGGAGAGAAGAATTTAAAGGAGATTGGCATGCTCAAACTTTTTTACATTATGTTGATAAGAATGGACCTAATAAAGAATGGTTTAAAGATAAAAGATTATTATATGGAGTACAAAAATGATTTTTAAACAATACGAAGACGGTTCATGCGATATTGTTTTTTCAAAAAAAGAAAGATTAAGACTTTTTTTAAAAGGAAAACTGCACTTATCAGATGAAAATTTAAGACATTTTGGAAATAACTTAGTTAAAATTGTAGCAGATTGGCAATTAAAATTTAAGGAAGAGATAGCCAATAAACCAACTTTTACAGATACAAAAATAAAATCTGATTAGATGATTGAAGTTATAAAAAATATTTTACCAAAAGAAATTAATAAAAAAATTATTTTGTTTTTATTGAAATCAAGAAATTGGGGAATAGCAAAAGATAAAGGAGGAGAAGTAGAATTATTAAATGAATTAATTGGCACATCTGGAAAAGATTACGGTTTTTCTTTACAAACTCTTGATGTTAAAGATGGAATATATATTGAGGGACCATTAAATTTATATGCAGAAATAATTTATGAAATAATTAAAAAACATACAAAATACAAATTTTTAAAACCAATGAGGTTTTATTGGAATTACTATAATAATTTTTCTCAAACATTACCACATAAAGATAGAGATGAGAATTTTTATTTAAGTTTTGTATATAATTTACATGACAATGATGGAGGAACAAAAATAAATGATGAGTTTTTTAAATCAAATTCAGGTGAAGCTATTTTATTTCCAAGTAACTGTATGCATGTAGGTATTTCTTCATCTAATACAAAAGGAAGATTTAATTTAAACTGCATTGTAGAATTAGAGAGATCTATATAATTTTACATGAAAAATATTTATTTTTTAATTGGTTTACCGAGAGCTGGAAACACTCTTTTAGGGTCTTTATTAAATCAAAATAAAAAAATTTCTCTCACTGCAAATACACTACTTTGTGATGTAATTGAAAATATAGAGTCTCTTAAAAATTCTTTAATTTTTAAAAATTTTCCAGACCATAATTCGTTGGATAATGTAGTTAAAAATATATTTAATAACTATTATAATGATTGGAATGCTGAACATATTATAGATAGGGGACCTTGGGGCACACCTTCAAATTTACAAAATTTAAAAAAAATAATCAATAAGCCTAAGTTTATAATATTATATAGACCTGTTTTAGAAATATTGGCTTCTTTTGTAAAAATAGAAAATCCTAAAAACGTTGAAGATGCATGTGATGATTTTATGAATATGAATAAAAATTCTATTTTACTTAAAAATCTTTGGTCGATATATAATATTATAGAAAATAAAGAAAAGTTTTTAATTTTACACTATAAAAATTTAGTGGAGGATACTCTAACGGAAATAAAAAAAATTTATGAATTTATCAATGTTCCTTATTCAGAAACTAAATTAATAAATTTTGATAAATTTAATGCAAATAATGTAAGCTATGATGATTCTGTTTTGAATGCAAATATACATGAAATTAGAACAGATAACATTTCATTTTCAAAATATGATATAAAAGAAGTTCTTTCAAAAAATATCATAGAAAAATATTCTGGATTGGATATTTTATGAAAATATTAATATTTGGATTACCTGGATCTGGCAAAACTACTTTTGCTAAAAAATTAGTTGAGAATAAAAAAATACCACACTTCAATGCTGATGATATTAGAAAGCTATTTGAAGATTGGGATTTCACAGAAAATGGCAGAAGACGACAAGCGAATCGTATGATGACTATGTGTGATCTTGCAATTAATCATGTAGTTGTAGATTTTGTATGTCCATTTGAATCATATAGATCTTTTTATGATATGAAGATTTGGATGAATACAATTGATAAAGG